TCTCTACTTACTGCGGTTTCAGTATCAATCATTACGGCAACACCACCTTGCTTTTGTGTTTCTGCAAGGAGGTGAGCCGATAGTAATGATTTACCTGATTGTTCTAGACCTGTAATCTCGGTGATTCTACCTACTGGTAATCCACCATAAGGGCGATTAGAAATGGCAACATCCAACATCGCTGCTCCTGTCGAAATCCACCCCTCCACATTAGTAGGTGCTTCTTCCGAATCGAGGAAAAATGCAACTTTTTGGTCTTTGCTGATTTTATTTAGTTCACCCGCCAATACGGATGCTAAATCCATTTCTTTTTTTGCCATATTTGTAACTTATTATGAGTTGAATAGGTCATCAAAGGCTGAAGCTACATCATCTAACTTCTTCTTTGATACTTCTTCAGTTTGTTGTGTTTCTACTGGTCCACCTAAATCGTGTGATGTAGTAGATGTGGTTTCAGTAGATGATAGTTCTTGTGAAGAAACTGAATCATCTTCTTCTTCACCCGTTGGGTTTAACCAACCTTCTAATACTGATTTTAACTCATCGTAAGAAAGTTCTTGATAAAGGTCAGTAATGTTTTTCTGTCCTTCTAAAAAGTTCTGAACAAGTGATGAATCTTCGTGTAATGGAGTTTCTTTTGGTTTAACTCGAATAGTAGTTACAGGATAAGAAGTTCCACTATCTTCTGCAGATACAACTTCTACAACTACATCACGACCAGAAGTTGGGTCAGTAATATCACCATAATCTGGGTCAGCGATATACCCTAAGATTTCTTGGTAAACAGTTTTACCAAATCCCCAAAAACGAACTCCTTCGTTTTCTTCTCCACGAACAAGAACAGGAACAAATGTTCGAAGTTTTGGTTCCATTTTCTTAGCCGCGCGCCAATCATCTTTATCTCCCATTCTTTTTAGTTTCTCAGCGAACTCTACAATAGGGTCAGGTCTACCAAAAGATTGTGGTGATAGATAAGTTTTGTTGTTGATGTTGTAGTGAAAGAAAAGTTCAATGAAAGGATTCTCTTTGTTGAACTTATATGGAAGAATACGAACTTGGTGTTTACCAGGTTGTGGTTTCCATAAATCGTTAGCTCTTGAAGTTGAACTGTTTTGCAATTTGTTCAGTTTGCCTCTGATTGCGTCTAAATTAATTCCCATAATTTAAGGTTTTAAAGGTTTAAATGTTTATTGTTTTATGGTTTTATTTACGAGTCTTTCCTACTCGCGGTGTGTGTATATAAATATCATTTAACTATAAAAATCACCGAGTTTTTATGTTAAATTTTTGAACATTATTTCCAACTAAAATCACATCCCATGTGACCATATTGAGCAGTTTTTTCGAACTGCGGTTTTCTTAAATCGAGAAAGTCAATAATACCATTTGGAGATAAATCGTAATCCATAATCTCCATATATTCACCATCTACAACTGCTGAAGCCTGAATAGGTTTATCGTATCCAATAGCATAAGCAAGTTGAACAAATACCTCATCCGCTTGAAACTTCTCTAAGTAATCAACTGCGATTCTACGAGCCATATAAGCCGCACTTCTATCAACTTTGGTAGCATCTTTTCCACTAAATGCACCACCACCGATTGGAATACGAGGGCCATAGGTATCTACTGCAAGTTTTCTACCTGTCAAACCAGCATCGGCATCAAATCCTCCTTGTTCCCAATCTCCCGCTGGATTACAATGTAGTTCTTCAATACGAATACCAGGAAACTTATCAAAAAACTCACCTACGAGTCTTTCCAACTCTTCTTCTGGTGCGTTTTGGAATGAACAAACAACTCTTACTCTATTGTTATCAAGAGTGACTTGAGTTTTTCCATCGTATGGGTATTTATCATACACATATTTGTTTAGTTCTCTTGCCAAATAGTATTCATGTGGAACAAAATCCTCATTTTCTCTACAAGCATATCCAATCATTATCCCTTGGTCACCTGCACCACCAGTATCTACTCCTTGTGCAATTTCTGATGATTGTTTTACAAGATGAATAGTTACATCATCAACACCTGATATATCTTTTACTACTTTTTTAATAGTATCATCTGATAATTCTGTTTTTGAAGTTACTTCACCCGTAATAAATACTTTACCATGTCCTCCCATTGTTTCAATTGCACATCGTGAATATGGGTCTCCTTCCAAATACAAATCAACAAGTTTATCTGATATTCTATCACATAACTTATCAGGATGCTTTGGACTAATACATTCTGCTGTTTTCATTTATTATCTATTTTTAAAAGTTTTACAAATATACAAAAATATTTTCAAATATCAAAGTTCTTCTGAACCAAATATTACATCAAGACTTTCTTCTCCAAATCCAACTGCTCTTACTGCAGATATTAACATTTCACGAAGTTCGTTTGCATCAATATCACTATGGTCTTTTTCTATTATTACTTTTTCATCATAGTGTTCTATTGTTACTCTAAAAGGTTTACTTAAATCATTCATTTTTATTTATTTTAGATAGTGTATAAACTGAGTTATTTGTTTTGAACTTTACATATTCATCGTTTTGTTCCAAGATTTCAGTAACTGTGGATGTTTGCCAAGTAAAGAAATCGCTGAATGGGGACATTACAAGTGAACGATTTAAACCAATCTCTTTGTGTTGGTCTTTAAATCTACCATCACCATCAAACTCAATCCATTTTACTTTTTCAGATTCTTTAGTCAATCCATCTCGTTCTCTAACGAGTTTCCACTCGTATGGGATTTTATCAAGTATTTCTTTTTGCCACTTTTGTAGTTCCATATTAAAAAAATATATTATCTAATGTCTTTGAATAAATCAATACCTCAGTTGCGGGTTTTGCCTCAAACCCATCTTCGGTTTTTTTTCTTCTCCCTGCGGTATAAGTTACAGGTATCCGTTTGATGTTTAGTTTATCTTTGTTAATATGATTATCAAAGAATCCATCACCTTCATCTCTATTGGTTAACATTACATAACCATTGGTCTGATTGCAAAAGTCAATCACTCGTTTTTGTTGGTCATCTCCAAACTCACCACCATAAGTGGTAAATGAATCTCTATAAGGTGGGTCAAGGAAAAATAGGGTATCTTCTTTATTGTATTCTTTACTAACCTCTTCCCAATCTTTACTTTGTAGTGTTACTCGTTGTAAAAACTCACCCCATTCTTTTACATTTTCTTTATCATAAACACTATCTTTCTGATTGAGTAAACCACAAGGAGTTCCAAAACGATTGTTAGTATTCTGATTGATTTGCCATATTCCATTGAAACAAGTTCTCATCAAAAAGTAAAGTGTAGTTGATAACTCCATTTCACTCATTGTTTCAAAGTCATAAGCAAACTTGTGTCTGATATCGTAATAGTATTCCTTTCTATTTTCTTTACTAAGTGGGATATACTCACTATCAAACTTGTCCATCATTTCAATAAACAACTTTGAATCTTTTTTGATTGATTTGTAAATATCTATGATTTCTGGTTTGATATCATTGATTACAAACTCCTCAATAGATGGTAACCTATCTTTCATATAGATAGTAAAAGCACCCCCACCAAAGAATGGTTCAACGAGTGTCTTTACTCCTTTAAGATTGTTTATTTCGGAGTGATAGTGTTTCAACATCTTGTTCTTACCACCTGCCCAAATGTATAATGGTTTCATCTATTTTATTTTGGTTTTGCAAATATACGAAAAAAAGTTGGATATTTAAACACTAAGATTTAAATGTTGTATTAGTGATTCTTTGATTATGTTTTTTATTTCTGATTTAGTAAATGATTCTTTTAAAAAAACATTAGTTTTTGTTGGAATAAACTCATTATATCCTCCTCTACCACCATAGTGATATTTTAATAGTGTATTGTATAAAGGACCATCTTTTTCTATATACCCACAACCAAATAATATAAAAGAGACGTTAGGATTAATATACTCTCTAAGAAAATATAAAACATCACCAAGTCTTTGAGTTGCATTACCACCAGTCCATTGTCTTTTTCCGTCACCTGAAAAAATAACTTTATCATTTTCGTCCAGAATTAAACCCATATCTGGCATTATTTTTCTATCCTGTTTATTTTTACTTTTACCTAAAGATGGATGAGATAAACTAGATATATGTCTTAGTTTTCTCATGTATTGTTTATTTATTTCTTTTACTGCCTGTATTGCACATTTTTTAACATTTTCATCTAGTTGTTTTGATTGCTTTGTTTGGGAAGCATAACCACCACCACCTTTATAATTTGCCATAGTTTATGATTTTAAGTTTACAAATATACGAAAAATATTTGAATAAAAAAAGTGAACACTAACAAATGTTAATGTTCACATATCCATCGGCGATTGCTTGAGTATCTTTTCCACGAACAAACTTTGGAGTGAACTTTACATCAATCTCATTTAAATCATATGGATTGTGAATGTTAATCACTTGAAGTGTTTCTGGATTGATGATTGTTAAGTTGTTCCAACCATCAGTTTTTTTGTATTCTTGAACTGCCCACTCACCAACTACTCGAATGAAAGCCTCTTTGTCTTGATAAACATTAACTACATTTTCAGTAAGTTGAGTAGTATCAAGTGTTGGGTAAAGTTTTTCAAAATACTCACCAAACTGTTTTTGAGGATTGGTTACTTGGTTAAGGAAGTTCTCAAAGTCTTTTTTAACTCGAGCACCTGGTTTAAAACCTCCGAAGTATTCTTTGTTAAGTTTATCAACCAAACCTTTATCAGTAAGTCCTGTCTTTAAGGGTTTTACTGAAGCACCATCGTTTTTCAACTCTGATTTTTTGTTTTCATAAACTCCATCAGATTCGTTAGAGAACTCATATCCCCTAATCAATAGTGGTAAAACTAACTCACCAACTCCAACTCCCTTACCATTAGAACGAATAAGTTCTTGAATCAACTCAAGGAAAAGAGGATTGTTTCTTAACTCTATTGGGATAAAATAATCTCTAAAGTTTCCTTGAAAGTTAGTTTCTAAAACTTTCCAATCAATAAGTTTATTATCATTTTCAAGAATAGAAAATAGTTCTTCTTTTTTCTCATCAGTATCAAAAAGATACCAACAATAAACTTCGAAGTCTTTTCTAAACCTAGCAACCGAAACGTGCCTTTCTTCTAAAAGACCTCTCTTATTAAGAAGGTTACTAACTCGGTTTTTAAAATCATTTTTGTTCATAACTCAAGGGGGTTATCTCATTATTACATAGTAAATATACGAAATATATTCATATATTCCTAGACTAAAATGTTAAAAATATGTTAAAGTTTTACCAAATCTCAAAACCACCACATTCTCTTAGGAATGAAATGAATCGTTGTAGATGTCTTTTATCAACTGAATGAGCTGATTGGATTATAGTTCCATCATCTAGAACGATTGGTGATGTTAGGAGTTGTCCATACCATTCTTCATTTACTTCCTTTACTTTTTCTGAATCAACAAACCTACCATCTAAGGTTGTCCAACTTCCCATACAAAGTTGTAGTTCATCAACATCCTCTACATCGAAGAACTCTTTACCGATTTCTTCTAGTGCATCTGCAAGTGTGTTACACTCTTCTTGAGTATCAAAACCTGCTCCATCGTTTGAACCCCATAAAGAAAAATCAAGACCTAAATCTCGTATATCATTTACCATTTCAGATAACATTACAATAGGTCTCCAACCCCACCAGTTACTTCTAAAGTAATCGCCAGGATTTTCTTTATTCCATTTATCTGATAGTTCAAAATAAGTTTGTTTTGCTTTATCGCTCATCTCATTCCAAGTATCGTGTGGAAACTTAGGTTTTTCTGAGCGAATGATTGGGTTTTTACCCGAAATATCTACTCCCATATATTAAAATATTTGTGTTACACTTTCACCATTTGCCTCGATATGTTCGTTGATAAGTTGAACAATATCCTCAACTCTACGATAATCTTCTTTTGGAAGGATTAAAGCCTTAGTAAGTAACTCATCGTAAAGGTATCCATCCCAAATACCACAAAGTAGATTTTCAAGTTTTGTGAATACTTCACCTTGGGTTTCCCAAATGTAATCGGTAGCTCGTTTAATAGTAGTAGAGTGATACTCAACTAAAAAATCATCGAAAAGTTCGTGTCTGTTAAATCTTTTGAAACTCATATATTTTCTTTTAAAAGGGTTTGTAATTCTTCGTATTTATCGGCTTCTACTTCGATTTGATACCAATCTCCCATTACTTGTATATTGTTACGATTGAACCAAACTCATCATCAAAAACTTTTACCAAGTTTTCGTAATCACCACTTTTCATTTTTTCCAACATTTTGTTGATGTATTTTTCACTCATATCGAGTTCTCTACCCCACTTCTTGGCTAGACCAAGTAAGTAGAAAGCATTTCCTTGAGGTCCTGTCAAATCGATTTCTAATCCTTTTGTTTTTTCTTTGTTTACTATCATATCTCAATCATTATTACATAGTAAATATAGTGAATATATCACCACTAGTCAAGTCCAAAAGTGTTAAAGTTTTGTTAAAATTAAAAGAGTATTTGTTCGTTTAAAAAGTTGTTTTGTGGTGTAAACTCAACTTTATCGTTATAATACCATTGATTTAAGAATACACAAAGGTCATCATCAAAGGTTTTTGATAACTCTTTGTTGTGTTCAAGTATTGGAATCATTTCTTTGTATATTTCTTCACATTCATCCAATCCCCACTTGGCTATCTGATGTATAGTTGATTTTATTTTCGATAATCGTTTGTGATAATCTTCTTCTAAATCATAACTTTCATCCCACCATTTATCAAAAGTTTTAAATCCAAGTTCTTTTAGTTTTTTAAGGTAATACGGTCCACCTAAAAGAACAAATGGTTGTCCAGCTGAGAAACATTTATCAGTTTTTTCTGTTATATGGATTGGCCCATTATCTATAATAGATTCTGTTACTATATTACAAAATGATTTGGTTTGAGCTTCATGTGGATATGCTGAATATAGATTACCATATTCCATATCATCTTCTTTATCGAACACAAATCTATCTTTATTATCTTTAAATCTTACAGCATATGATAGGTATGATTCATCCAAATAGTTTAGTTTTAAAAATCTAAACATATCTCTTCTGTGAGGTTTTGGAGTTCTATTTAAACAAATAAACTTTTTTTCAAACTTTCTAGGTGAAATATCAAATCCATGTTTTGATGTCCATCCTAGTAAAAAAGGAGTTTTTATTTTGTTGAACTTTTTTTCATATTTTGATTCACCTAAGTTATTATCAATAAAAAATAATCTATCATCTACACCTAAATCTTTAAAAACTTGAAGTAAAGTATCAAACTCAACTCCATCCCACAAAACTATTGCAACTTCATGTCCATCCAACCACCAAAACTCATAATCAGAATACTTTTCGTTTAATAGTTGGATTATTTCTTTAAGTGATTTATAAGGAAAACTTTTAAGTTTTCTTTTAAAGTAATAGGTATCTTTTCCTGCAATGTAGTTGATATCACTTAGAAGTAATATCTTTCTACTTTTGTTTATTGGTATTTGTAATGTGTGAATATTCATTAAACAAACTCCATCCACTTTTCTTCTTCGTTGAAAGCAGCAACTTCGTATGGGTGGTCATTATAGTTATATCCCATAGTGTAGTATCTTTTCATCCAAGAAGGTGATTGTAAGTAATGTTGGTATTCGTGAACAAGAGTTCTTGCTAACATCTCTAGTGATGGAATATTCTTCCAATATAAAGTGATTTCGTTTAACATAGAACAATACTCACCATAAAGGTCTTTAGGAACTTCTTCATCAGAGTAAGGAGTATCTTCTATTGCAACATAAGGAAGGTTATTATGGTATTTAGATTCACCATATTTTTCTATAACCTTGTTGTAAACTTCTTCTGTGACTTTTTGTATTTCTTTTCTTGTCATATCTCAATCATTACATAGTAAATATACTAAATATTGTTTGATATTAAAACTAAAAAGTGTTAAAGTTTTGTTAAAGTTATTAACAAAAAATGGAGGGTTAATCCCTCCATTCTATACTTTGTGTGATAAGTGTTGTTATTATGTAAGTTAGTGTTATTGGAAATGCTGTAAAGAATAATCCAACAAACAATAATCTCCATATAGTTGGGTCTGTATTGGTGTATCTTCCCAATCCACCACAAACTCCAAAAATCTTTCTATCGTTGTAACTTCTAAAGTATTTTTTCATCAATGAAAACTTATGAAATCTAAAAAAGCTATTTTGATTCTAATCCAAAATATCTTTAATCTATCTCTCATTATGCTACTAAAGCTTCTTTAAACTTATCCCATTCGAAAGCAGAACCTGGGTCAGTCTTACCTTTTCCAGCTCCTCTTACATTATCACCACTACAATCTGAATGTCTTACAACATTATCAACAGGAATATTGTATTCTTCCATCCACCACTTACAAACTTCAACTGCTTTATCAAACTGAGCTTGAGTGTAAGTTCCTGGTGTTTCGATTGCTTTTGAGAAAGTTCCAAAATCATGTTCTCCTGGAACTAATAACTCAAATCCTAAGAAATGTCCGTTTAGATGTTGTAAACCTGCCCACTCTGATTTACCAGCATGAGCTGCTTTGTTTGGAGATTCAATCATCTTTTCATAAGTTCCATCAGGATGAATAAAACCATGAACAGAAAGATTTACTGATTTTAGGAAGTCATGTGCTCCCATTGGTCCTTCTGGCATTTTTAAGAACTCTGCCATACTGTGGACTATTATACCTTTTGGTTCGATTACTGCCATTTTTTACTAACTTGTTTTTGTTTCATTAAATGATATAACTTCGAATACTCTTGTTTGTATTCTTTTTGTTCCATTTACATTTGTGAGAATGATTGAGTTTTTGAACTTTTCCCAATCAAGTATAAATCCTTTATCTAACTTTCCACCATTTTCCTCTTTGATAAGTTCGTTGAGGGCGTTAATAGTGTAAAGAGTGTTTGATTCTTTTTTTCTGTGTATAAGTATTGTCCCTTGTAAAGGTTTATCGGGCTGTTGAGATGTATCAATGTTGTAAGTTACGAACAGCTCGTCAAGGTTGCCCTTGTTTTGAAGGACATATATGTAGTTGTAAACTATGTGATACTTTTCTCTTATCTGTTGGAGTGAAATATCCAAGTCCTCTCTCGTTGTGAAAGTGCATAGTAACTGTGTATTCATTATTTAATCCGTTTGGTATAAATATAAAAATCTATTCCAAAAGTATCAATATTTAGATAAACCCCAAATAAGAGTGATTAAACGATGATTTGTATCAATCAAGTATAGAATTTCCTTCTAAATCTGTTTGAATTCCATCACTTCCAAGATAAGTATCAACTTTATCTTTACTATCACCACTAAATGATAGCTGAACACCACCACCACTTCTACCAGGAGTTCTCTTATCTCTAAAAGTTATTGAGTAATCATCAGGATTTGAAGTTCCTGTTTGGGTTACAAACTTAGATTCTCCTTTTTCGTAATATTGTTTATTATGTTCTAAACCATATCCATCGGATGTTCTAATATTGTTTGAAATTTCAATAGCACCAAGTAAATTTTGTGGCCTAACTCTACTTTTGGTATCTTTTAAGTTACGAAGATTATTTTCTCCAATTATTTGTATAATTTCATTATCAGTAACTAAATCACCCAATCTTTTAGATATTTCCTCTTCTTTATCTTTGATTTTATCATTAAATAATTGCCAGTATTTTTCAGCAGGAGTTACTTCTTCTATTTCTGATTTAATACCTTCAATAAAATCTAGATATTCGGTTGTTATTTTTGTTATTTCATTATACTTTTCCTCACTAAAAACTCCATCTAGCCCAACTTCTCTTAAAGTTTCTTTCATCCAATTTGAAGTTTTTTCTTGTGTTTCAGAAGATGTTCCTCCCTTTATTAGTTCATCATTTACTAAAAGTGTATATCCATCTTCACCAAGATACTGTCCTTGGTTGTTTCGTTTGGATTCATTTGGATGTAGTGAAGTAACTGCTTTCGCATTTGCTGGACAACCATAAGTTCTACCAGCTTTACCCCATTTACAACTTACAAGTGAAACTCGTTCTAAAGTATCAACTTTTATTTTATCTCCACCAGGAAATGAACCATTTGATGGTAAATAAACTTCTTCACCTCTTGCAAGTTCAACTTCATATAATCTGTTTTCAGCAAGTTGTTTTAAAACTGAACCCGCTGCATCTGAATCCGCTTCATGTAGTTCAACAACCATTTGTTCGTATGAATCATCTATTGCTTTGGCTGCTTCTTCACTTGGTATTTCGTAGTTTTCTGTAATACTTGATAATCGTTGTTGATGTTGTTCAAGTGCCTTTACATACTTAGAATCTAAATTTCCATTTTCAACAAATCCTCTAGCAGTTTCAATAGTTCTTGTTAGTGCGGGATTATTAAAACTTTGTTGTAAGTATTCCTTTGAGTGGTTATTTGATGGCATTTTTATTTTACCATCTTCACCTTTAACACCAAACAATCCCCAAAGACCTTCTCTAACTTTAGAAAGTTGAGGGTGATTTCTAAAAAATCCATCTACTTTTGGATTCGATTTAGGTGAAAACTCATTTTCTTTTCCTAAATCAGGTTTAGCTGCAGATGTAAGTTTCTTTTTAATACCACTAAAGTTTACTTCTTTGAGTTGGATATGTTTTTCCATTTCTGCAACTAATCTTTTTGTAGATGCAGTTCCACTACCCGCCATATTTGATAGAATCTTTCTCAATCCACCAAATGCTCCAAGATATGCTTTTGATTTATTTTCGTTTGTTGAGAATTTAGCATTATCAACTAACCATTGTGCAGATTCTCTTTTTTCTTCTTCTGTTGCATCTTCAGATAAAACGATTTCAATATGATAGAAAGAATCTTCTAGTAACTTTTGTTGTTGTTCATCTAGTTGGTCTTTCCAATTTTCAGATTTAGCTTTCATTGTATCTAAATCCTTTTGTTGTTGTTTACCTAAAGTTTTATCAGTTTTATTTCCTTCAGATTCTTTTGAAGGTCCTGTATAAGCAGGGTCTGATGGTGATAGTTGGTCAGTAAAATGTTTACCACCTTTAGTATCGGGTGAAACCGCAGTTCCTTGTTGGGTTTGTTGTTGGTCTCCACCACCACTACTTTGTGGAGTTTCATCTTGGTCTCCACCACCACCTTCTCCACCAAGTTCTTTATTGAGTGCCTGTCTATCTTCATCAGATAATCCACTTAGAGCTCTTTCTGCGGCTTCTCTACCTGGTTGGTCTGTTGCTAATCTAAGAAGATTTCCAACTAAACCTTCTTTATCGTTTCCGTCTTTATCTTGATAAGTTACTACTTGATTTAATCTTGGATTTTTGAACTGTTTATCTTGTGGTGCTTCCGAAAGTAGATTGCGGATAAGTTCCTCACCTACTTCAGGCATTCCCATTTGTTCAAAATATTCATATATAACACTAAATGATTCTCTCTTCTTTAAATCAGGAATACCAGTTGCTGATTCTAAAGAGATTTCATCTATTAAATCTTGGATTAAATCTTGTATATTCATATTATTCTACTATATAATCTGTCCAATCAGTTCCACTTGTATCTTCATTGGGGAACTCAAATACCGCTACTTTATCTCCCCACTTGATTGTCTTTTTAAATGCTCGTGGAATGGCCGCTCCACCAGAAACTCGTTGTGGTTCTTCATCAAACAGAACATCGATTCGAACTTCAACAGTATAAAAGTTTCCTAAGTTTCTTTCGAATCTTTCTAAGTGATTCCATACTCCACGATTTAAAGATTCGTGTTGTAAAGCAGAGTTTGCAAAGTTGAAGGTTTTTTTCAACATTTCTTTTGTGCAGTTGAAAGCTGCTGCAGGTGCCATATGACCTTTATCCCATTCATTTGCATAATAATCATCATCATCTGCGGTGTGTAGACCATCTGGTTCCCAAAAATCCATTGAACCTCTATCTGCACCTGGCTTAGGACATTGAACTGTGTATTCTACCCAAAGTGGGTTTTCTAATACTTCCGAATAGTTTACTTTGAATATTTCGGTTTCTACGATTACACTTTCTCTAAGTTCTTGGGGTGGGTTTACAAAATCTGGTTCTACAAATCCTTCTGTCGAACACGCCACTACTAAGATGAGTAGTGATAAAAAATACTTCTTCATAATATAATCTTTAGTATATAAATATTAAACTTTTGAGTAATCCGTTCCCCATGAAGCTTTTATAGGAAACCCAAATGATTCAATGGTTTCTTTGATTCTTTTTATGGTATTGATTTCACTATCATCGAACTCAAATAGGAATGAGTCGTAGGTGTATAATATAGGTAAGGGTAGTTCTTCATCCTTCAGTTTTTTCAGTATCTCAATGTTCAAATCCGTTTCCATCGATTGAAGAAGATAGTTGAATACTTTTTGAGCGTTCGGTTGGTCTACCCACTCTAGTGGTATTCTTCGTTTGTTGGTTTGGATAAATCCACCACTTTGGGTGTTCTTCCAAAACATTTGGATAAACTCATCTACTTTTTTAAAGAAGGGTATTTCCAAGAACTCTTCGGGTATTCCCCCATAAAGAAGTTGGAAGGTGATTCCTTTACCCTCATCGTATCCACAACCATATTGGTCCGCTAACCATTGGTGAACACTCGTTTTAGGAAGTTCGTAATCTACTATCTTACCAATGATTCGTGGGTGGTAAGCATCGTAATCCATTTGGAGAAATAGTGTTCCATCGGGTGGAATAAAACATTCTCTTGACCCATCCTTTTTGTTGATGGCGGAAAAGTTTACTCCCCCATGACGGTTGGAGGGTCTACCTGTTACGGTGTATGGGTTGTATTCGGTATATACAACGGGCCCTTGTAGTGTATTGTGTATGTGTTTTTTGGAGTTGGGCCATCTATCAATAAATTTTGCCCTATCGACCCGAACCCCATATCGTTCGATTTCTGAGAGGAGGGGAATATACACATCGTTATACCATTTAAATCCATCACCACTACTATCCAACTTTGTATAATGAGGTAATATGGTTTGTATAATCTCACCAAGTTTTAGAATAGGAATAGATTGGTTTAGATTATCGTAATATCCTTTTACTTTCCATCTTTGGTATAATGATTCGAAAGGAGTCCTATAATCTATGGTGTTGGATGTTTTGAAGAAGTGTGCGGTATCTACATCGAGTATATCTTCTATTTTAAGGGTTTGTAAGAGTTTTTTCTTTTGGAATACCCACTTATCTCCCCTTATATCAAAACAACTCTCTATATCCTTTATATCGAGTGATTTACAATCCGTATGTTGATGTGGTAAGATGTAATCTTCTTGTCCTCTTACGAAGATAAATGATAGTTGGGTGTTTCGTGGGTGTAAAGAATCATCTACCCATACAGGATACCAATAAGATACCCCACCAGATAACTCATCTTTGAAGAGTTCTAACTCAGATGTAGATTCTATAATTCTCATTTGTGAACAAATATACGAAAATTATTTCAATCTACAAAATTTATATTTTTGAGTATTGCAAAAGGTTTGGTAAATATAATGATATTTTTGGTATCTTCTTAGAAGCAAGCCTTATAGACTCAGAATTTGATTTTTTTATTTCATTTATATCACCTGTCAGTTTCCAATCAAGTGATATTGTTGTTACAAGAGATGATGAAATAAACTTTTTGTATGAATCTTTGCTTATTTCATATATAAAAGAATTGATATCGTTTGCTCTTATTAAAAAATATCTAGTAATATAACCTTTTTTATAGTCTTTATCACTAGGTTTTGGGACAAATGTATTTATCTTGAACTCAAACTCATCAAGATTTTTGTTTATTCTTCTATATCTTCCCGTTTTCATTGTATTTGTCTAAATAATCCTCCTATTTGAGTTGTCCATTTTCCTTGTTCCAATGTATGTTCTATTTCTGTAACTTGAAATACACCTCTTTCTGAATATTTTTTTGGAATACCCTTTATTCTAAATACATCACCTCTTTGAATTCCACTATTACCTAGTATTGTAAATGAATATTTTATAGGTATTAGTGTAGAGAGAGATTTAGGTTTATTATTATCAGATTTATTCCTCATAGTTTGATTCTTGAGAACGTCAAAGAAATCAGAATCATCAAAACAAAAGAATGAAAATTTTTCTTTTACCCAATCAATGTTTTCTAAACTAGATTTAGCAAAATTTGATGAACTTTCATTTACTGAATCTTTTATAGTTAGTTCATCTTTACTTGGTTTGGGAACTACATCCAATCTTTTTAGATACGATTGTAAGTTATTACCTGCTCTATCTTTTTCTTCGTTTTTTATTTTTTCCTCCTCTCTTGCTAAAGATTGATATTCTCTTAGTAAAGGTTCGTTTCTTTCTACTCTAGTTATTTTATAATTATTATTAGGGTCAACAAGTCCTAATCTATCATTACTTCCTGCTAAATATACACTAAGTAACCCAGCCGAATCAAATACTTCAAAATCATCTATATCCTTAGATTCTATCTGTGTTCCAACATCCTCATCAGTTTCTTCATCATCACTCACTATTTTAATAAATAAGTCACCTTTTTTTTCAAAAAAAGTTTTATCAGTTGTTAAAAGTATAGGAGCATCTGGATTTACCGCAGCTTCTGCTCTAGATGAAACTATCTGTCCAACCATAGATGAAGGAAGGGATATATCTAGATTTGCATTTAAAAAAACCGAACCAACTCCATTGTGTTGTAACTCTGTAATATTATTTTTTATTTCATCAGAAAGTTCGCCAATAAAGTTTTCATCGATTACCTTTAAAACCACATCACCTTCTTTTTTGGTATTGGATTTTATATTGTATGTATCATATGAAACAAAAGATTCGCCTGTGTATCCTGATAAAGATAAAGCTTGTAGTCCAAAACTTGGGTCATCATTTTGTTTTTCTCTAAACTCACCTTCAACTATTTGAAATTTCCAAAATGCATTTACAGCTGATGATATTTCATTCAAAATTGTTATAAAAGCCTCTCTACTGTTTATTATTTTTTTATTTAAGACTGATTTAACGACATCGAAATTTACAAAAAGATATTTTAAATATCCATAATATTTTGATTTTTCTTTATATTCTCCAAATAATGGTTTTTCAGCTAAAAATGCAACAAGTGAATCATCGGGTTCAATAGGTTCATAAGTTTTACCTGATTTTACCAAATTACCATTTTGTTTTTGCTCAATAGAATCTCCTTCTAAAAAGTATTGTGCAAAATCTGGTATTTTTCCAGGTATTATAAGTTTATTTGGATTCGTTGAAAACATATTAGGAAACCCACCAATAACACAATCTTCAATATCGATTTGGAATGATACTTTTTTATTTCCAACTTCAAAGCTATCTAACTTCCCAAGAGTATTTAAAACCTTTACAACCAAATCCATTCTAACATATTTGTTTTTAGAAAACAAATCTTCAGTTTGAATATCAACTCCATTTATTTTGAAAGAAGGATTTCCACCAAAAAAAGCACCTCGAGTCGTAGTTTCTACAATCTTTTTTTCGATTGGTTTGTCAAAATTTATAAACTGATATTTGTTAATAGTTGGGTCTTTATAAAGATTGTATATACTTTTTAGTTGTTTATCTGCAGGAAGTTCATTAAAAAAATATTTAAACCTTCTCTTTGCAGCATTTCCTTGACTTTCATCAGTAAGTTCCTCTATTCCAAATAAAGAATTTACTTTATCTGTTGTTATTGTTTTTCCTATTTTCTTACTATTTCTATATGTCTGTAAATAAGTTGGCAATGAAGGTTGTCCTCTTAGCTCAACCGTTATGTTAAATGTTTCCCCATCAGAAGATACACTACCACCAACAATAAATCCAAGAAATCCATCATATTGACCTAACGATTTTTGTCGTGTTAATATTAAGTCTTGAAAGTTTAATGATTTTTCTGCAATATTATTTAGAATCTCATTGATTGATTGATTTGTATTTGTCAATCCTCTTACACCATCAATCGTATTCCACCCCCATTCGATAAAAAGAGAATATCCTGGTTCTAAAAAATAATCTTGAACATCTTCTAGCTGCTCAACTGTAAAAGCAGTTATTTGTAAAGTTGCCTGTCTTGATATTTGGTCTTGGCCTTCCTTTACATTGAATCCAGTTACAATAGGTGATGGTCTTAAAACTCTACTTGAGTTAGATTCAACAGGTTTATCATCCCAAGTTACACCCATAATACCCGAACTTTGAGAATCACCATATAGTGTGGTTAAACCCTCCCCAGCTGCTCTTAAAAGTTTTGCATCTGTATTTGATTGTAGTATTAAACCTTGTAGTTCACCTTTTATTGCACCAGAAAAAACTCGTATGTAACTACTCAGCTCTGATGCTTTAGCAGGATTAGAATACTCTTTTATAGTTTCTAAACTACCTGAATGTATGTTTGAAAGTTTCGGAAACATTTATTATTCTGTAAAGTTGTTTAGTATTTGAATATAGTTTTGAGGTATTCTTAACACAGTTCCATCTTCAAACCCAAACACGGCATCGTGAATATTGTTTGCAGATGCAATAATCCACCAAAGAGTAGAATCTCCATAAAACTGATGAGCAAGTGTATCTAACCTATCACCAGTTTCAGTAGCAACATAAATATCATCGTTTCTTAATGGTATATTTGGATAAATCGTTGACCGATATACTGTTCTACCATCATTGGATTTTTTTGTTTCACTATTTAAATATCTACTCTTCGCCATAAATCATTGATGTTCCATAAGGATATAGTTTTTTACCAACCACATCACTTGATGTTTCTATTATTTGATATGATACTGAAACGTTTATTATAGTAGGTAGTTTGTAATCTTTTAAATCACCTGACCTTGAAGGGTTCACAATTCTACCATCTAACTCTTCAACATTATATCCGATTTCCCAAGGTGTATTATCATCAATAGTATAAGATAAACTTTCTATAAATCCAAGTTTATTTTTATACATATTACCAAGTGTGAATTTTAATAATGGAGGAGTAACATAAACACTATTTGTTTCATTTTGTGGATAAACTAAACTTGTCAAAAAATCAAGTTTTTCCCAATTTTTTCTATGCTCTTCCCCACTTAAAGAATAAATAGAAAATGAAAAGGTCAAATCTCTATCAATACTCTGATAGGTGTAAAATGTATAAGGATTTCCTATAAAGTTAGAACCTTCCCAACTTGGAGAAAAGTTTTCTGAAATACCATTTACTGTTGCTTTAAAAGCTACTGTTTTATCTTTAGCTACCGAATAGAATCTAAAAGGAACAAAATCATACCCATCTAACTCATCAGTTTCTCCATCCAATACTGATGAAAGATTTATAGTATCACTCTTTGTTCTAAACTTACCATTTGAGCCATCTGATGTTTCATTTAAGAATGGTAAGACCATTATTGGATTGGAAGGGTCTGTGTATTTATTTGTTTTATCTCTTTTACCTGGTATATTTTGTGTAATACTTTTTACACTAAACTGTGGAAAGTTTGTTGTATCAACTTGAGGAAAACTACGATTTTGTTCATCTATTTGTTTATCAATAAAACTCTTTACAGAGGGTTCTTCATTTTGTATATCATTCAATATACTTAGTAATCCCTTTTCACCACCTCCTCCAATTGGAAATCTAACTAAACTACTATAATTATATCTAGCATCACTTGCATATTTTACAGTTTCGTTTCTTAGTGATAATGTTTGATTTTGAGCTGAGTTTGCATCTGTTTCACCTGTTCCGAATAGTAATCCTTTTGCTAAATCTTTTCCAATATTTGCAGCCGTTCCAATAGCTCTTCTACCTACTTGGTCAGGTGTTCCTTTAGCAGTTTGAGTTAAAAACTTACCCACAATTCCTAATGCTCCACCAGAACCACCTTCTTTTATTTTTGCTAAAGCTTCTGGTATACTATCGTTACCTCTACCTTGTATTGCCCTTTTTAGTTTGTTATCATCAGAAACCCGTGTTGGTATTTGTAAAACAGGAAATCCAAGTTTAGATGCAAAGTTGTTTACTTTACTTCTAACTGAACCAATAACACCACCTAATAGACCTTGATTTGCATTTGCATTTGCTTTCATATCATCAAGGATAGAAGTGCTCTGTCTTGTTATTCTGAGAGTTTCAACACCATATAAATCGGTTCCTAAGTTTAATCTATTTGGTCTTAATCCATCTTGTTCAAAATCAGACACTCTTTGTTTATCAGATTCTACCTTATTGTAATCTGTTCCGTATTTAAAAGATTCGCCTTGTTCTAAAAGTTCTTTAAGTGTTGGCATTATCCTAAACTAAAATTATTTTGTGTGGCTTCATTACCAACTCGGCCTAAGCCTCGTATAACTCGTTGTCCATCAAGATTTACTTGAGCACCTTTCATATATGCCTTTTCCAATCGTTCAATACTTCGTATTAACTTATCAGTTCCATCCATTTGTTGAACTATGGTATTTCCACCTTGTGATATTACACCACCATTATCACTAATATTTTGTAATACACGAGATGCACCAGGTGCTGCAACTAAATCATCATTTGGTGATAGTTCAAATACACCACCTTCTTTAGTAGATACAACTGTTTTACCATCGGCAGGTGAGTTCATATCACCTATTTTTGATAATGTTGCAAAACCTGCAGTTAATACAGCCGCGGCCGCAATAGCACCAAGTATTGGATTACCCATCGCTCCAAATGATTTATAGGCAGCGTAAACAATAGCGGCTCCTGCAATAGATTTCATTATTTTACCAACTTCACCTAAAGGACCTATCGTGTTATTTATAGCAGTCCCTATTGCTCCAAATACTGCTTGAATTGCATCAACTGTATATTGTATTGGAGTAAGAATAAGTAAAACACCATCTAATAATGGAACTAAAACACTACCAACAGTAGAAGCAATACCTGTAAACTGATTTGCAATCTTATCTAAAACTTTTTGTTGTTCTTGTTGTGTTGAGAATAGTTCAACTTGTGTTTCTAAATCTTCTTTATTTATATTACTAATATCAAGTCCATTTTCTATGGCCTCTTGAGTAAGTTTTAGTTGGTCTCCTGAGAGAGAGTTAAGTTTTTCTCTAGTATTAAGAAGTTTGTTTATTTCAGAAACTTCCATACCTGCCGCTTTCGCTAATGCAGTTTGTGTAAAATAATCTTGTTGTCTAAAATCTCCACTTCTTTGAATTTGGTCTAAGATTTCTTGCTGTGCCTCAACTTCTTTACCTGCAGCCGCTAAACCACGAGCTCTTGTAAGGTTAAACTGACCTCCTACAAATGCCGCAGCTTCTAGTTCTTGAGTAATACTACTTTCAAAATCCAATAACTGTTCTGCGGTAGAAGCAACTGATTTTAAGTTTGAACCCAATCTTCTAGCTTCTATTGCCGCTGAAGCTAATGCCTTAACATCACCTCTAAAGAACTTAGATGCCATTTCAGCCGAATCGGCAATATCTTCCATTACCTTGGCAGGAGCAACTCCAGCCATATTTGCCAAGTTGGCAACTTGTAGTTGAAGACTTGTAGCCGTTTCAGATGATAAACCACCTATTTGTTCAAAAATACCTTGAACCGCACCAGCACTTTTTGTTGCTACTCCAAAGTTAGTATTTAAAAGGGTAAGTCCTGCTACTACTTCATTTGAAAAGTTTGATATATCACTAAACTCTTGTTTAAGTTCGGAAACTGTATTAAATACATCATCAGCGGCTAAACCTGTATCTGCAAACTCTTGAGTTATTTGATTTGCTTGAGACCTAATATCTCTCATTTGAGAGTTAGTTAAACCTGTGGTTTTTCTAAACTCTTCTGCACTATTTTCTAAATCAGTAAATGATTTAAATGCAGCACCAATAACTGCCCCAACAACAAATAAAGGACCTAAACCTGCCTTTATTGCAGTTCCTAAACCTTTTGCCATCTCAACCGCATCTTTGATTGGACCTGGCATTTGATTTAGTAATCCTTCTTGTTGTTTTCTTAACTCAAGAATTTGTTGTTCTTGTTTAAATAGTGTTTCTGTTTCTCTATTTGATTCTATAAGTTTATCAACTAGTTCATCACCAAGCTCACCTCTTAAACTTTCATAATATAGTTGTTGTTCTTTAAATTGAGCTAAATCATCTTCTTCTTTCTTTGCTCTTACAACTGCAGTTGCTTGACTTTGCTGTGCTGCCAGCTGCTCTTCTAAAATACCTCTACGATATACTGAGTTTTCAAGTGCATCGCCCTCAAGATTAGCCTCTTGGGCTTTCATTTCGATTACCTCTTTACTTATTGAAGAAAATGCACCTTTTGATTGTGTTATATTTTTTTCAAAACCAAGAAGTTTTCTTGTCTCTGGTGCTATTTTAGAAATAGACCTAAAATAACTAGTAGTTTCTTTTGTTAGTTGTTTAGAGTAAGTTAATCTCTCTTGTTCTCTTGTATTTATTTCATCAATCTCCTTTTTAGTTTCATCGAGCTGTGCAAGAAGTTTTTGATGAATTTTAGTTTGGTCACTTAGATTTCTTTTATTTCTATCTTCTATCTTTTTTTGAAGTGCTTCTTCTTTCTTTTCAAGGCGTGTCAGTTGCTTGATAGCTTCATCAGTAAAATTTTTATATCTATTATCCGCCATTTAAAAAAAGATATTAAAGAACTCCGTATTTCTTAGCAATTTTAATTTGCTCAGGAGACCAAGTAGTTGTGTATTTTTTCTGTAAATCTTTTAGTTCCTTATCTAGCTTTTGAAGCTTAGGGTCATTATCTATAAGAGTTTGTAAATCTTTTGGTTTGTTCTTTTTACCAAACCAACCAAAAAACTCCTTTAGATTAGATTTTGATATTTTGTATTTAGACATGATTGTATTGTTTACAGTTATACAAGTATAAATATAAGTATAAAAAAAAGTTAGGACTATCGCTTAATCCTAACTTTTGATTTGGAAGCCTGTTGTGCTTCCTCTATTTGTTTTTTCTCTTTTTCCTTAGATTCTACCAACTTTTTATAATAAAACATTCGTAAATGAGTTGGTAAGTTGTAAAGGTCTGATATTGTAAACCCATTTCCATAGTTTACCATATCAAATATTTGAGTATGGAGATTTACACTATGATTCTTCGGTAGGCCAAAAAAACCCTACACCCAATGTAATGGGTAAGATTTCCTCCTCTCCATCCTCGTGAGTATATGTAAAGTTCATATCCATATCAGGTGAGATTGAACGAACATAATCTCTCAAGGCTCGACTATCACGAGCTAATAATCCATTTACAAATTTGTTGATGGTTGCAATATCAGAATCTCCCTCTACTGATGTAATCATATATCGTAAACGAGTAGTAATGTCCGAAGCAGTATCAGAGTTTAGTTTTTGAAGTGCTACTAAATCTTTATCAATAGATTTTTCATCACCATGAGTCAAAATCTTAAATGTAAGTTTCTTTTTACCAATGGGTGTTTCAAAGTCAAACTCATTTTTATTCTGAAAGATTGTAGTATCTACATCTTTAGTTTTTACTTCTGATAAATCGATTGTAGTTTTAATGGTATCACCTGTTTTCTGTGAGTATCCTTGGATTGAATATTCAGGTCCATATCCTAAAACACGAGTAGCTAAAATGATAGCGTTTTTATCTCCAATAATAATATCATCTACATTGATTGATTTATCTACAATAATAGATTCAAATAGTTTATCGATTACTATTCCTTTTTTAATCAGGTTTTGTGATGAAAGGATATCTTCTTCTTTGGCCGTCATATATTTAATCTCAATCTGGCCTGAAGATAGTGGATGGTCTTTAGGGTAAACCAATCCTTTAGAAGGTAAGTCCAACAAGTGAGTTGGAAAATCAAACTTTTGTTCGCTCATAACTTAGTATTTTCATTTTGTATATAAATATATAAAATAAAAAAATTTAAAATAAAACCCCACCGAAGTGAGGTTTTAAAATAGCTATTATGTATTATACCTTTATTTCTTTAGAATGTGGTATAGAACAAAAGCACCTACTAATCCTAGTAGTCCTTCTGAACTCAATCCACCCAAAATTCCCATAATGTTATCCACTACTGAAATGTTTGGCCAGAAAGGAATGTTTACTCCACCGAATAATACTTCTAATACTACTCCAAGAGCAATAACACTTACACCAACCTCTGTTAGTTGTTTGGCCCAAGAGCCAACTTTAGTAAAAATTTCCATGTTCTCTAAGTTTTAGTTAAAGAGTATAACCTCTTCCTTATAGAAACACAGGATATCCAATAACGTAACAATGTTACAAGAAAACAAAACCCCACTTAGAGTGAGGTTTTGTAACTATTAGTATGTATGTTTGGTTTAGAATTCTAGTATTGCGTAATCATACTGAAGTGTCAAGGTGATTTCGGCAGGGTCATTTGATTCAAATGATAAATCACCAAAGTTAGCAGATTCAATGAATGCTCCTTTAAGAGTCCATTGTTCGATTTTATCCCCAACAGGTCCTAACATATAGAATGTGATATCTTTTTTATAGAAATCAGCATATCCTCTACGACCTGTAATAGATTCGTGTCCTAAACGAACCCATTCCATTACTGATTGAGCTCCTGATGGAACGATTGGGTCATAGAGTGTAATCTCAATAGGTTGCCAATCTCCTCTACCTTGTAGTTTTCTGTTGATGTTGATATGAGGTAGGGTTACAGTTTCAAAGTTGATTGAAGGTCTGTTAGCCGCTCTGATTAAATAAGATGGTATTCCGTCAATATCCATGATATAACGGTTTTTCATCTTAGGTTCAAAGTTCGTATAGAACATTTGGTCGAATTCTAATATCTCTGCCATTTTATTGTGTTGTTATTTGTTTTATATAAATATAGTTATTTCATTTTTTTACTTACGCCGAGAATGAAGCCCCAGTCGGTAAGATGTTAAAGTCAATAACGATGAATTCTGCAGTTTTAGCAGGTTGTAAATAAATCTGTCCTGCCAAGATGTTTCTATCAATCACATCTGGTGTGTTGTTTGATTCATCCATTACTACATTAAATGCATATAACCCTTGTCTTTGTTGAATCGATTCGAAGTAAGGATTTACAGTATTCAAGAAACGAGCTCTTGTTTGAGAAGTGTTTTGTTCGAACACTAAGAATCTTGAAGTTGATGCCACAAACTTCTTAACTGCGATTAACAATCTACGAACATTGATTCTATCAAGTGCAGATGCTCTATCTTGAAGTGTTTTCTGTCCATACGCCACAATACCTTGTCCAGGGAATACAGCGATTGGGTTTACTTTTCCTTCATATAAAGTATCTCTTTCAGAATGTGTTAATCTATTTAATACACTAACTGCTCCTGTAATACCACCTCTATTTAAACCAGCTGGTGCAAACCATTCAGCAGCAATCGCATCGTTTGATGCATAAACCGCTGGTAATAATACTGATGGTGGAACTTCTGTTAGTTTGTTTGTATTTGTATCGATTGTCTTAACCCATGGATAGTAGGTCCCAATGTAGTTAGAATCAATAGCACCAGCCTGGTCAACTACTGCTGAAATGGTTGCAGTTGATTCAACTAAATCTGCCAGATAGAAACAATCTTGTCTTGCCTCTACCATATCCAATGTTTCAGTTGTTACTGATGGGTGTAATCTTCTAATAATACCAGGTGTTACAACAAGGTTGATGTCAAACTCATCAGGGTTTGAAACAGCTGCGATAGCTTTAGCGTATGCAATCGAACCACTTGAGGTTGAAGTTGCACAGTTGAATCCTTGTGTGTTAGCCGCAGTTATGTTAGAACCATATAAAGGTTTTGTGATTGGATTTAATCCATCAAATCCTTCTTGGAATCCAACTACGAACTGTCTACGAACCATATCTACTTGAGCAGAACCTGTCAGTTCAAGTGATAATGAGATTCCTTGTGCTCCTACTGTATCGATGTTATCAGCATCAAATGAGAATGCATTATACTGTGTGGTTACTTGTGTTGGTATAGGTCTAAATACTTGTTTGTTATCAATACTATGATTGATATCATCTAATACTAAACCAGAATAGTTTAAAGGATTAGATGTAGAGTTACCATAAGAAGCAGTTGTAAAGATAAGGTTTGGTAAAAGATTACCACCATCTCCATCATTAATAGGATGTAAATATCCACCATGTCCGAATGGTCCTGCTGAAATAGGGAATGTTCCTGGTTCAGCAACTTCTACTCTAATATATTTTGAACGATTTCTGTAATCTCCACTCTCTGTGATTTTACCACTTGAATCGATTGTGGTTTGTGTATCACCAATCACACGAGCAATATAGTTTGGAGAGGCAGGGTCTAAGTTTAAGTTATGTCTAACACCAGAAATAGCTTGTGAACGAATCCAAGGTGTAGATGCAAACTGTGCATCATATAAGTAATCTTGGTCACCTAAAAGTTCGATATCCACTCTTACATCAGTAACAATATCATTTGATAAAGAACTAGATGCATAGTTTTCAAAGTATAAATAAGAATAACCACTCTGTCCACTTGTAGTGTTTACAGTTGGTGATGTTCCAAATACATCTGAGATATCATTTGTTGCACTTGGATAGATTGAAGCTGATATTGCTTCTGCACTTCCTGTAAGTTGAACAAGTAACACACCACTACCAGTTTCTTCTGCCCTAGCAATCTGTGTATTAGTAAATCCATCTCCATTTTGTGCAAGTGTTCCAAGAGTAGTGTTTGTATTATATAAAACACCAACTATTTTTTTAGTTTGTGCAGAACCAGAAGCTACAATAGCCAATGGAACTTGTTGGGTATATCCCCCAACTCCACCAACTCTTACAATAGTTGCTGTTCCTGCTTCTCGTAAATAGTTTTGCACTGCATATTCGGTATAATAAGTTCCATCTGGAGTTCCGAATATTTCTTCGAATTCTGATTGTGTTCTTACAACAGTAGGTAGAAACGCAGGTCCTTCTTTGAAAGGTCCGATAAACGCTCCACCAATTTCCCCAATACCTTGTGCGATAAAGGATAGGTCATTTTCTCTTGTAAAAACACCAGGTGATACAATTCTTTCTGCCATCGTTTTTTAAATATGTTTGTTAATTATTATTTTACTTGTGGTAAAAATACATCTATAAATATAAAAGAAATACTCAAAACAAAAATTCATATTGGTGAGTAAAATGTTTAAAAATGTATTTTAGATTATTTATGTATAAATATAAGATTATTTTTCAATAATATAGTTTCCTAAAACAAGAATATCCATTTCTGTATCATAGAAAGTTTCCAATGCCGTTTCAGGTGTTAAAACCATTGTTTGTCCTTTTACATTAAATGAAGTATTCAATAATATTGGGTAACCACTCAGTTTTTCGTATTCCAAAAGTAGTTTATCCATTTTGTTTCCTTCAAATACTGTTTGAACTCTTGCCGTTCCATCAACATGAGTTACTGCTCCCAAGTTTTCTTTATGTTCATCTTTTACATAAACTACTTGATTCATATAAGGAATATCTCCATTTGTTTCAAAATACTTGGTTTGTTGTGATTGTCTAACCATGGGAGCAAAAGGTCTGAATGGTTCTCGTTTTTTAACTACTTTGTTTATCTTTTGTTTCATTCGAGAATCTATTGGTGAAGCAAGTATAGAACGATTACCTAATGCTCGAGCACCAAACTCGATTCTACCTTGAAACCAACCTACTACCTTTTGGTCATGTAAGTGTTTAGCCACAACTTGTAGTAGTTCTTCATCTTTGTATTTTTTTACTTTTTTCACAGAACTTACTGTTCGTGTGTATCCATATTCAGGTCCTAAAAATGGGTTTTTGGTTACTCTACCATTTAGTTTCTTTTCTCTTGTCAAATAATGAATACAAGCTCCAACAGATGAACCAGCATCAGATGGTGCTGATGGAATCCATAAGTTTTTGTATTTGGTTTGTTTGTGTATCTTTCCATTAGCAGTTCCATTGTAAGCAGAACCACCAGATAATACCAAGTTTTCAGTTGGATAAAGATTATGTGTAAAGTTTAGGATTTCAAAAAGAATCTTTTCATAAGTTTTTTGAACTGCAAAGGCCAAATCTTTGTGGTCTTTTGAAATAGTATCACCCTCACCTATTGGTTCTAGTAAAAGATACTCAATAAGTTTGTGGTTAAACATAAGTTTACCATCTCTATCCCAACAGAACTTATCCATATCTACCCAAAGTTCTCCATCTTCCCATTTTATCAATCGTTCCAATAAATGTTGATAAATACTTTCTTCACCAAAAGATGCTAATCCCATAAGTTTATATTCTCCCTCGTTGGGTTTAAATCCTAAATAAGAAGTCATTGCTGAATAGAATAAACCAAGTGAATATGGATATTCTCCAAGTGTTCTGTAAGTTAAAATACCATTTTTATATCTACCAAAAGATATTGTATCCTTTTCACCAACCCCATCAACACCTAAAACTGCACACTCATCAAAGTTTGAAGTGTGAATACCATAACAAAGGTGAGCCAAGTGGTGGTCTGAATAGAACACATTGTTTGAAACTTCTTTAAGTAGTTTGTGTATTTTTCGTTTTGTTTTTACTATCTCAAAATACGAGGATAGTGTGTGTTTGGGTGATTTGAAAAAGTTTCTCTTTAAGTTACTAACCACTCTTTCTTTTTTCTTTTGTGGGTTCTCGTAGTAACAAACCATAGAAATATCATCTTTGGTTAGTTTAAACTTTGTAAAAATGTATTCAAGTGTGTGGTGAGGGAAAGAACTATCGTGCTTTTCACCACTAAATCTTTCTTCTTCGCAGGCAAATACCAACTTTCCATTCTTGAATAAACAAGCTGATGAATCGTGGTAAAATGCACTTACTCCAATAACATATTCGTGTTTCATATTAAATCATTTTGTATTATAAAATCTGCCCACATTTTGT